GCTAGCGCCGAATCTGCTTTGACATTATCAACTGGAACTAATTACACAGTCACGGTAGGAGCTGGTGGATCTGGCACAACTGCCGCACCAGGAGCAGCAAGTAATTCAGTATTTGCGACAATAACCTCTACTGCCGGTGGTGGGGGTGGTTACGACAATGCTGACAATGCAACTAGTGGTGGTTCTGGTGGCGGTGGTGGCGCTGGAACCTTAGCTAACCCTGGGAAAGCTGGAACAGCTAATCAAGGTTACGCTGGTGGCAACGCTTCAACAGGTGGCGCAAATAATTCCTCTGCTGGTGGTGGCGGTGGTGCTGCTGCTGTTGGTGCAAACGGCGGTTCTAATGTCGGTGGTAATGGTGGTAATGGTGTTTCTTCTTCTATTACTGGTTCTGCCGTAACTCGCGCCGGTGGAGGCGGTGGAGCAACTTTTAGCACTACCGTTGGGGGATCTGGTGGAACAGGTGGAACCGGTGGTGGCGGAAATGGTTATACAGGAACTAGCTTCCCTATTGCTGGTGGTAATGGAACTGCAAATACTGGTTCTGGTGGTGGTGGTGGATCGCGTGGTTCTGGTTCTGGTGGAAATGGTGGCTCAGGCGTGGTAATTATCAGGTATCCAAATACCTACACAATCGGCGGTGGTTCTGGACTAACCTTTTCAACAACAACCAGCGGCAGCAACAAAATAACAACCTTTACCGCTGGAACTGGCTCAATAAGTTTTAGTTAGAATAGGACTATGGCACACTACGCTTTCTTAGATAAAAATAACATCGTTACCGAAGTAATCGTTGGTATTGACGAAACCGAACTTATCGAGGGCAAAGAACCGGAAGTTTGGTATGGCGAGTTTCGCGGTCAGCGTTGCGTTCGGACTTCCTACAACGGCAACATTCGTAAGAACTACGCCGGTATTGGATTTAGCTACAGCGATGAACTCGATGCCTTTATTCCGCCACAACCCTTTCCTAGCTGGATTTTGAATGAAGAAACTTGCCGTTGGGAGCCGCCAATTCCTTATCCGACAAACAGCGAAGGTATTTTGTATGGATGGGATGAAGATAAAAAACAATGGGTAGCTTTTACGGAGTGAATCTTGATACCACTAGGAATACTCACAGCCACCGGTAAAGCTGCGACCTCGGTGGAGTATTTGGTTATCGCCGGTGGTGGTGGTAGCGGTAACAATCCTGTCGGTGCTGGATCTGGTGGTGGCGGTGCTGGTGGTTATCGCTCATCTGTTATTGGAGAAAGCTCAGGCGCTAATTCATCAGCCGAAGCAGTTTTGACTGTAGTAGCTGGCACTAATTACACCGTTACAGTCGGTGCTGGTGGTGCGCATGGTTCAAACGCACAAGGCAACAATGGTAACAACAGTATTTTCTCAACTATCACATCCACCGGTGGTGGATATGGTGCTTTCGGAAGCGACCAATTCCCAAGCAATGGTGCGAATGGTGGATCTGGTGGTGGTTCTGGCGCTTGGACAGTTTCTCAATCGGTTGGAACAGCCACAGCTAACCAAGGTCGTAATGGTGGCTCAGGTGTTCAATACAGCGTTGTCGGATTTTCTGGTGGTGGCGGTGGTGGTGCTAGCGGCGTAGGATCTAACGCGACTGCTTCTGCTGGTGGTGCTGGTGGTATAGGTATTCAATCTTCTATTACCGGAACTGCGACTTATCGCGCTGGCGGCGGCGGTGGTGCGATTAGTGGTGCTGGTGGCAATGGCGGCGGTGGAACAGGATCTAACGCCAATGCTGCTGCTGTAGCCGGCGATCCCAACACCGGTGGTGGCGGTGGCGGTGGATATGGATCAGAATTTGGAAATAATGGTGGTTCTGGTGTCGTAATTATTAGATACCCACGCCAAAATAGAACTTTGTCTTTCATCGATTCTGGTTTGACTTATACCACTTTTGTAGCAAGTGGATACAGGGTTTATACTTTTACCGGCGGTACAGGAAACATAAGGTTCTAATGGCAGAAGAAACTAATGGCGTGAGAATTACTCAGCGCGACATCTACGAAAAACTTATCGAAGTTCAGTCAGTTCAAATCGAATTGGTTTCTGACATCAAAAATCTGAAAGACTTACCTAATCGTATGAACCGCGTTGAGCAAAAACTAGCGCGTATGGAATGGATTGAGAAGTTAGTTTTTACCGCATTAGGATCTGGCATTACTGGCTTTATAGCCGCATTGTGGGCGCTGTTGAGATGATAATTCCACCAGTCAAGGGTAAATACCAAATTACTTCGCCTTTCGGTTTCCGCAAACATCCGATAACCGGCAAGCGCCGACTACACGCCGGCGTGGATTTAGTTACTGGCAGATCTAAAACAGCCGTAATAGCACCGGAAGACGGACTAATCCTAGAAGCTCGCAAATCAACAGCCTTAGGTGGCGGCTATGGCTATTTCGTGAAGTATCGCGGCATAAGTGGCGCAACACACTTGATGGCGCACCTAGAAGAAGGCTCACTAGCAGTCAAAGCCGGCGACAGGGTAAAGCAGGGTAACAAACTAGGCATAATGGGGACTACTGGTGCTTCTACCGGTGTTCATCTACATTGGGAAGTTCGTGGGCGAGTTCCTGTGGATCCGATTGCCTGGATGAACAAACGCAATGCCTAGCTGGAAACACCGTCGGCGGCTGATTTATATGAGCTTTGCGCTTTCGGCTTTGATGATTATTTTCGGTGCGGTCACCTTTGCCTCAGATAGCTCAGTTTCTAGGGAATTGATTATTGGCGGCGTGGCTTTGATTTCCATAATTTTGACGGCTTATACTGCTTTTGCTACTTATGAAGATGTGAAAACTAGGAAGGATACAGAAGATGTTTAGTTTGAGTTTTTGGTCATACGCCGGAGAACGCGCCATCAAGACAGTTGCTCAGGCGGCGCTCGCATTTCTAGGCTCAGGATCTATCGGACTGTTTGCGATTGATTGGGCTGGTTTAGCCTCGGTTTCTTTGGGCGCTGGCTTACTGAGCTTGCTTACCTCAGTAGCTTTCAAAAAAGACTAACCGAGTTTTCGCAACATTGCTTGGCGCTCGCGGCTAGTTAGCCCACCCCATACGCCGCTAGTTTCACGTGCCGCTAGGGCATAATTCAAACACTCATTAGCAAAGTAACACCGACCACATAAAGACTTAGCTAGTTTTTCGACTTCTTCACGCTCGGCCAGTTTGTAATAATCTTCCGGGAAAAACACTTTGGGTTTAGATCTACACGGCGGACTATAGCCTGAGCGCTCGTTCTCGGCGATAATACGCTCATTGAGCCTTAGATACTGCTCTTGTGCCTTAGATTTCACGCTTTGAGGCTAACGCGCCAAGCCCAAAAATAACTATTTGCTAACGGCGCGGCGAAAACTCCTAAAATGTCTGACCCTGCCCCTAGAGTAAAAAAACCGGCGATCAACATTGACCGCCGGCTGCCACCAGAAAGGACAAACAAAAAGATGGCTCTCGAAACTATAGCACAAAAGATCACAGCAAAGCACATTGGCAACGCTGAGGCTGGTTCAGCCGAATGGCACGAAATGCGTGAAAATCGCATCGGTGGTTCGGAAGTCGGAGCTATTGCTGGCGAAAGTAAGTATGAGAGCGCCTACTCACTTTGGGCGAAAAAACTAGGTCTAATTCCCACAAACAATAGCGATAATGAGGCGATGTATTGGGGTAGATCCCTAGAGCCGGTAATTATCAATCGATTTGAGGCTGACCATCCCGAACTCAAAATCTATAGAGATGTCGGAACTTGGGTAAATAACCAGAACGATTTTATGTTGGCTAACCCTGATGCTATTTATGAAAAGGATGATGGTTCGCTAGGTGTTTTAGAAATAAAGACTGCGCGATTCGCTGACGATTGGGCGAACGGAGTTCCGCGCTATTACGCGACACAAGTTCAATGGTATTTAGCAACTTTGGGATTGAACGAAGCTTGGGTCGCAGTTCTTATTTCGGGTTCGGATTATCGAGAATACCAAGTTCTAGCAGATCCGATTTGGCAATACCACGATCTAGAGCGTGTTCAAGTTTTTAGAAAATGCGTGCTCACAGGTCAAAAACCGGATTGGGATGGCTCTGAGGCAACTGTCAAAGCAGTTAGAGCTGAGCATCCGGACATCGATCCGGATCTATCAGTCGAGCTAGGGGATTTGGGTATTCAATACTTTGGCTCATTACAAAGATTTGAAGAGGCACAAAAAGAAGTGCGCACATGTGAAGCCGCTGTGTTGGACGCAATGGGCAAAGCTAGAACCGCGCTAATTTACGATGTGCCGTCTTACATAAGAGTTGCGCGAAACGGCGGAACACCATATCTAACCAAAAAGAAAGGGCAATAATGAACCAACCTGAACAACTGATAGATGTGCTAGATACCTTCTATGAGGGTGAGCCTAAAGTCGGTCAAGTCGTGCTGATTAGGCACAACTTTGAAAACACCAACATTGCTGGCGAAATAGTAGCGCTTGAAAGAACCCACGCTCATCGCGGCTATGACCCCAATGGCGATTATGAAGTAGTGGTCTATCACAGCTACAAAATTAAGTTCGCCGGACTAAGAAGCAAATGGCTAACTATAGGCGAGGAAGAAAAATGGACTTTGGTTCAGATCCTCGCTGAAAAGGAATACCACAAGCTAAACCCTGATGTTGTGTTGCCGCGTAAGGTCGATGATTTTATTCAGGACACAACTAACCCACAAGAAGAAAACTAACCAGAAAGGACAACAATGAGCTATAACCCAAATGACTATGAAGAAGTCAAAGACCGGATTCGCAGATTTTATAGCGACCACCCGGACGGTCGAATCATTACTCACAACCTAACTACGCCAGAAGATCGAGCAGCCCTAACTTGGGTTGTGAAAGCCGAGATCTGGTTGCCGGTTTGGGATGTGGAAAATGAGAACTTTCTATTTGAAGAACCCTGGTTTCTAAAATCGACCGGTTTGGCATTCGAGATCGATGGCAAGAACGGCATGGCAAATAAAACCAGCGCTCTTGAAAACTGTGAAACTTCCGCAATCGGACGTGCCTTGGCAAATGCTAATTATGGCGGCGACAAGCGTGTGACGCGTGAGGAGATGGCTAAAGTGGCGCGTGGTCTAACACCTAGCCGCGATTGGGTAAAAGAAGCCCAAACTGCCACTTCCCTAGATCAGCTACGCAAGTTGTATAGTGAAGCTAGGCAAGCTGGCGTGGATGATGCCACACTAGCCACGATTACGGAGTGGGCTGAAAGTTGGACAAACAAAGGGAAGCAATCTTGATTGCCCACATAGAAGAACAGCGCGAATTGGCAATGAAGCTATACCATGCCAAGCAATTTGGATGGACACATTACTTATTTAGGGTTCATGAACTAGAAAAGCGATTGGAAAATGAGCGAAGAAATAATCACACCGGATCGGATAATCCAAGCTCTAGCTGAGGTTCGCCGCGAGGCAGAAAAAGGCATTGACGCTCAGTATCACGCCGAAGTTGAATTAGCCAACAAGCAATCTGAAGCCGAAAGGGTTGAGGCAACTGCCTTTCTCCGAATTGATGGCTTAGTTAGCGACCGCCAAGCCCTAGCTAAATTGGAAAGCCAAGCCGCCAGACTAGAGGCGGAATTAGCCAAAGCCAAATACAATCGGGTAAGGACTAAGCTACAACAACTCAGTCAAACGCAAAGCGCTTTACAAACGCAAGCGAGGATGGTTGAGATTACTTATTTACAAAGCGGTTTAGGTAGATGATTGAAGAAGTTTCAGAAAGGTGCAGTTGCGGCGCTCACTTCAAAGCCAAGTCCGAGAGGGCTGTGGAACTTTTGACAAAGTGGCGCAAGCAACATCAATGCCCTGCTGAAACTTTAGATCGAGAAGCTGCTATGGACATACACAGCGATCGTGTTGAGGATAAAACATACCCAGAAATGCGTATCGGATTTAGAGGAAATGAGTGGGACGAATGACGCCGAAAGAATTTGAAAAATACATCTTTCGCGACAGGGGTTGCTATCACTGTGGCATCCCTTACGACTTAATTCCACACCATCGATCTAATCGCGGCATGGGTGGTGCTAGATCGGCTGACGAGCCTAGCAACATAATCGTTATGTGTGCCGCTATAAATGGATTGATGGAAAGTGACCCTGAAATGGCTGAGCTAGCTAGAACTTATGGCTGGAAGCTAAGCCGCTACAGCAACCCGGAGATACAGCCGGTTTATGACGCTAGTACTGGATTTTGGTTCAGGCTACACAATAACTACACAAGAACACCGATTTAGGGAATTATGAAAAGGACAAACATTGAAGAAGTTGCTAGGTGGATGCGCGAAGTCGCTTTACAAAAAGACGGCTACGCGATCCTGACGAATAAAGACCTAGCCGAACAACACGAAAAACTGGTCAAGATTTACTACCACGCCGGTCGCTACGCCGGCGGCGCTAGAGATAAAACTGCCCAGATGGCTTACCGCACTTTTGAAAGGACAACAAATGCCGATAATCAGAGGCAATCACTCATTCGATAGCGAATTTACGCAAATACCTAATGCCTGGTTGCGTGATAGTCGGCTGAGCTTGAAGGCAATCGGACTTTTGGCTCAGTTGCTAAGCCACAGCCCAGGATGGTCGGTTTCTATCGGGCAACTGGCTAAAGCTAATGACTGCGGTTCAGATCTAATACGCACAGCCGTAAAAGAACTAGAGCAAGCTGGCTATCTAGAGCGCTCGCAAACTAGGGTCGCCACTAGGTTTGGCGAGGCTATTTGGCGGACTATAGATCCGGAGAATTCTCCGTCATCGGGTTTCCCGTCATCGGCTTTCCCGGTATCGGAAAATCCTATACATAAGAATAACAATATTAAGAATAAAAAAGAAAAGAAGTTATATGACGATTGGTTTGACCAATTCTGGGCAGCCTATCCTCGCAAGGTGGGCAAGGCTACGGCTAGAAAGGTCTTTCTAAAGCTAGGTGAGGACGGATGCCACGCGGTAGCCGGCGCTCGCCGGTTCGCTAACGACCCTAACCTGCCGCCAGTTCAGTTCATACCGCATCCGACAACTTGGCTCAATCGCGAGGGATGGCTAGACGAGCCTCTGCCGCCACGTGAGAGGTCGGTTGAGGATCTAGCCGCAGAAAGGGCTGAAAAGGCTTCTAAAGAGCGCCTAGCCTCGCGTAGATACCTTTTAGAGCAGGAAGCCATAGCCCAAATGGCTGCGCCACCGCCGAAATGCGAACATGGTGAAAATGCGCTGCTATGTTTTGTTTGTTTCGCAAAATCAAAAGTAGTGGAAAATGATAGCAAGTAACAGTATTCTAGATTTGTGGATGAGCGTGTTTGTGCCAGATGCGGTACTAGCCATAACTTACCCACGAAACGCAATGGGCGTCGCGATCTATGTCGGGATTGCCGAGTGAGGGTGGAACACGTGATTCGATACTCGAAAAATGATGTTTGCCTAGCTTGGCGCGGTGACTTCGATGAAAACGATAATCCAATGCACGATGGCAAGTTGTTTATGCCCGGTGTTCGCGAATGTGGGCATCGTGACTGTATCAATCCCGAGCACATAAAGAAAGGACTATAAATTGGCGATCCAAATTGAGTTCACAGGTTACATCAACGAAGTAAAGAAGTTTGAGTGGGGAACTGTTTATGACATCTCCCACGCTCAGCGGCAACAATCCGAAAACGGACAATGGGAAACTAACGGCTATGACTATTTCTCAGTGATTGGCGACCCAGGATTTGAGAAAGACCAGCGTGTCACAGTCAAAGGTCGGCTAAAGACTAAGAAATACGACAAGCGTGATGGATCTAAGGGCATAACCCTAGAAGTCCGAGCCGAATCCATAGAACTATTCAAAAGCTCGAAGGCTGACGCGCCGTTCTAATGGATGAGTTTGTTGTGCCAGGGCAACCGATACCGCAGGGATCTATGCGGCACGTCGGCGGCGGAAGGATTGTCAGCAAAAATCCCAAGCTAAAGAAATGGCGTGAGCGAATTGCCAAAGTGGTCAATGAGCAAGTCGGCAGCCCTGGTCACACAGACCCAATGAGCGTTACAGTCCTTTTTCAGCTCCAAAAGCCGGAAAGCGCCAAGCGCGATTATCCCACCGTCCCACCGGATCTGGACAAGCTCCAGCGAGCCATTGGCGACGCTTTATCAATCGATGCCGGTTACATCAAGGACGATGCGCAGATCGTCGAGTGGCACGCGACAAAGCAGTATGGTCAGCCAAGTGTCATTATCAGGGTCGTTCCGTTATCAAAAAGTTATGAAAAAAAACCGACTAAAACTAGGCTAAAAAGCTAAAAACCGCGCTAAAGTAGTTACTAGCTAAAGGGAAAGGACAAAAATGAAAAACCTAAAGCTATTCAAAGTGACCTATTACAACGCGGTAAAGAAATCCGAAAATAGCCTCACAGTTAGATCTAGCAGCTTGGAAAGCGCCACGCTAGAAGAAGAAAAAGCAATCGCAATGATCCAGCAGTTCAATCCGTTCATCAGCATCAAATCGATAGTTAAGGTGACCGCATGAAAATCTGGTACGCGATAAGAAAGCCAATCGGTTATTTACTATTTACGGCATTGCTTTATTTAGTTTTGATTGCGCTTCACGCCATACCGGCTGGGATTGCCTTACTAATCCTGGGAGCTTAGATTGAAAACCTTAGCCGACCTTATGGAATCCGAATGGTTAGTGGCTAGTTTCGATGGTCACGCGATCTTTTGGAATCACAGTTCAACATTCACCACTTATCGAATTGACGATAAAGGACAAGCCGAACCGATAACAACCAATACGGCTTACAACCCTAATTTCGCCAACGAAGCACAGAAAATCAGATGGGCAATTTTCACCGGTCGCGAACTAGCGGCTGAATTTAGAAAGGACTTAGTGTGAAAGCAAAAACCCAAGAAGCATTGTCATTGTTAGATCTAAATACTCTGACATACAAGCTCGGATTTGAAACCCAAGAAGCATTGAAACGAGCTAAAGAAGATTTGACAATCGAAAATGTTCAGGAAGCCCACCGCAAAATGGTTGAGTGGGATCTATGCCGTAAAGAATTTGAAGAAAGGTTTGAAGCGTGGAAGAACAGCTAAATAAAAACCTATACACACCCAAAGAAACAGCCGTCTTGACCAAGGTTCATCTCAATACGGTTTATCGCTGGATTAGGACTGGTTATCTACCGGCAATCGTCAAAGGACCGCGCCGGATCTATGTAACAAAAGAAACTATTGGACTACTAATGGCAGGAGAAGACTATGCCACACGCAAGAACGACTGACCCACTGACTAGCCACCAAGCGGCGGCATCCGTTAGCAACCTAACCGCAACAAAGCGATTTATCATGTGGCTATTTGACAAATACGGATACCTAACAGACGAAGAACTGTATGCCGAATACTGTCGGTATATGGCTAATGGCAATGCGCCAATGGCAACATCGTCAGGTGTTAGAACTCGGCGCTCAGAGCTAGTTCAAGAAGGACTGCTATTTGATAGTGGTGGAAAATCTAAGACGGCTAGTGGCCGTAACGCAATTATTTGGACAGGAGTTGCTAGAAGTGAGTGAATTGAACGACCTAATCGCTAGAAGCAGCGTAGTAGCTTTCAACAGCGGTCTAGAAGCCGGACGCCGCGCTGAGCGTGAGCGTGTTTATCGGATCTTAGACAATCTTGGCATGGGATCTGAACATGGCGACTATGCCTATGTAAGTGACATCAAAGAATACATCGAAGATAAGGACATCAAATGATTTTTGATTACGCATTGGCTATTTTGGTTGCGCTCGGCTTGATTATCGCAGGACTTATAGCCCTCACGCTGGTTTATGTGGCAGTTGCCGAGTGGCATTACATCTATAAGAAATGGCAGGTCAAACGCAATGGAACAACAAACTAACGAGTGTAACTGTATTGAGCACTTTTGCTGTGGCTATGAAGCTGGCAAGCGCAATGCTCAAAGACAAGCTGTAGCACGGCTAAGCCACTCCGAAATCTGGGACATCTCAGCTCACAATCTAGATCGCAAGTATCAGGGCAACTATGCCGTAACTGTCTATCATCGCGAAGGCAATGAGATCTTTACTGGCTCAAAAACTTGGATGCTGGCGCTAGAGATACTGACTGAAAGATGTGGCACGAACATAACCACATTAAGTTTCCAAGCCGACCCTAATGTAAAAACTTACGAATACGGATTGGTTGAGGACTAATGGAGATTTTGTTCGCACTCGGCGTGTTGTTTTTCCTAGTCGGCTCTTATTTATACATTGGTTACTGGCTGTTGCGTGTGCTTATGCGATGGCTTATAGAAAAGGACGATAATGCTTGAAGATCTAGAACCACCAGTAAATAGGCTCAAAACTTGTAAAATTGCTGTAATCCTGGCGACACTAGAACCCAAAGACCAGCGCATCCTCGTTAGTGCTTTAGCAGACACAGATAAGTGGGCAAACCTGTCACTATCGAGAGCGCTCAAATCTAAGGGTTTAGATCTATCGGACAACACGATAGCTAAACACAGGCGCGGCGATTGCCGTTGTGCCAAATAGACTGGGACAATGCTAGAAAATCTAGAGCCAGCACCAAAGGTAGAACCACAGCCGTTCGGGAAACCAGCAGTTGAGTTCGATGGTGTTGAGGGTGTCGCAGTCACACCCGGACTAACCAATAGCGCCAACTTTACCCAGTTCCTAACTGAGGCAGGATTCGATGCGGATCTATACGAAGTTGTTGGCACGCCACGCACTAGCAAATGGCAAAAGTATGACGGCGAGTGGCTTACCAGTTACCGCTTTCACTTTCGCCTAAAACACGGTGCTGGTGAAGATCTAAAGCTGCTATGGTCACGCGCTAAGAATTACAAGCCGGTAGAAACTAAGACTAATCAAAGCACGATTGTTGTTGGTTGGTCAGACACACAGACAGGGAAGACAGGCTCACGCGGTAACACCGTAGATCTAATAGCCAGGATACAAGCGAAGCAAGCCGCATTAGAAAGTTTTATCAAACAACATAAACCAGAAGCAGCAGTATTCCTCAATGTCGGTGACAGCATAGAAGGCTTTGAGAACACAGGCAGTCAGTTATTTACCAACGATTTATCAGTAATGGAGCAGGTGGATTTAGAAGCCACTTTCCAATGGGAAACTATCAAGCTCCTAGCCAAGCTAACTGGTAATGTCACAGCAGCAGCAGTTGGATCTAACCACTGTCAATGGCGACGCGGCAAAGATAAATTAGGCAATCCTCTTGACGATTGGGGAATACACATCCAACGGCAATTGGCAAGGCTAGCTAAAGAAACCAACACACCTGTCAAGTTCTTTGAGCCACAGCCTTACGATGAGTCACTAGCGATCCCTGTTTATGATGAAGTGCTAGGACTGGCTCACGGTCACCAAGCGAACAGACCAGAGGCGATACCAAACTGGTGGCGTGGTCAAAGTCATGGCGACCAAGCCGTAGCCGAAGCAACGATCTTAAACACCGGACACTTCCACCACTTACGCGTGACCGAAACAGGACGCCGGGGTGGCCGTTCTAAATGGTGGATTCAAATGCCAACCTTAGACAATGGCTCGGATTGGTATAGACAGAATTACGGTGACGACAGCGACCCAGGATTACTGGTCTATCTCCTATACCCCAATAAACAATTCAACGGAACAGTCTATAAGCTTTAGGCATGCCTAGATTCCCTAGACCTTGCTTAGAATGCGGAAGACTGACAACTAATGCCAGTCGGTGTGACGAACACCAGCTAGAGCGCTCAAGAGTTATCGAAGCAACCAGACCCAAGCGGCGCTATCCCACCAAGCCCAAGCGCGTGTTGTATTCAGGTGATTATGTCAAGCTCGCGAAGAAGGTGCGAGAGAATGCCACATACTGTCACCTATGTGGGGATGGTGCGCGGCATAATGACCCTTGGACTGCCGATCATCTTATTCCGGGTGATGTCCGGTCACCCCTCTTGGCAGCGCATCGCAGTTGTAACAGCAGACGCGGCAACAAACCCCTAATTCCACCGACTGATTCCTAATACCCCTACCGGGAAACTACCGGGAGCGGGGTCAATCCTATGTAACTGCCGGTGCTAAACCCCCCAAGCCCTTGGGCAGACGCGTATCGCCGCGAAAATAACTAATTTTTGTAGTTAGTGGTAGTCTGTAGTAAAAGGCTTGTAATCGCCGCACAAGACCGCTAGGAGCGAAATGAAATCCCACATCACAAAAGACTTGTTGCCTTTGGCTGTGGCTGTTGAAACCCTAAAACCAGCCGCTAAAAACCCACGCGTTGGTGACATCGAAGCTATCCGCAAAAGCTATGAGCGCTTTGGTCAGCGCAAGCCAATCGTCGCGCACAAAGAAACGCGTGAGGTCATTGCCGGCAATCACCAACTCGCCGCCGCTAAAGAACTTGGCTGGTCGGAGATCGCTGTGGTTTGGGTTGAGGATGACGAGGCGACTGCGACTGCCTATTCCGTAGCCGACAACCGTATCGGACAACTAGGTGAGTGGAATGTTGAGGCTTTAGTTGATGCGCTAGCCGACATCG